TATATGGATCACATAACGAAGTTCAATCTGTTGCATATGACAGAGGAACTGACTTATTACATGCAGGTACATCATCTGGTCGCTCAGTATTTTCGGGAATAACTCGCATAGATAACACTACGTCTGCCGTTGACACAGGAATATCTGCCGTAAACGGAACGATAGTAGAAATAGATCAATAGGAATAGATATGACTGTACGTACAAATAAATCAGAAATAGATATCAGAGCAAAGCTTACAGAACTTAATAGACCTAACACTATAGCGGGTAATGAGTTTCTAAATCAGAGAACGGTAAAAGATCAACAAGAGCATTTAGGTGTAGGCAGAAGAAATCAAATCATAAACGGTGATTTTTCTATAAGCCAAAGAGGTGATTATGCTGGTGGGTTTACTGCAACTGAGGCAGTATATTTTGTAGATAGATGGAGAACAAGGACTACCAGTAGTCCCAATGCCACATGTACTCACACTTTAAGAAAAGTGAGAATGGAGGTAGATACTACAATTGCTTCCGCATCTGTGAGAATTGATCAAAAAATTGAAATACTTGATAGTACACACTTATCAAATAAGATTATGACACTATCTGCCTGGGTTAAATCTAATAGTTCAAACGCAAGAATAGCGGTATATCATCAAGGATGGGAAGCTAGGAATACTAAACATTCCGGCGATGGAGAGTGGGAGTACTTGACGCTAACATTTAACACTGGCGAACTAGTCGCAGGAAACGAATTCTCTATACAAATAGGGCTTGATGGTGAGTTGAGTGCTAACGTTCCACTTACTGACGGCGAATATTTTGAAGTAATGGAAGTCCAGTTGGAGTTTGGTGATACAGCATCTCCTTTTGAGCGCAGAACATTCGGTGAGGAACTGGCTTTGTGTCAAAGATATTATGTGATGTTAGCCGCTGGAGCAGACTATGATGAGAGGTATGCTGGAGGTAGTTCTCATATACTAGGTACTATGCATAAATGGAACACCACTAACACTTTTGTTTTTACCGATTTACCGGTATCAATGAGAAATAGTAATAATATGTCACTAAAGGTACCGGCACCAACATCTAATGCATTTGCATTCAAGTCTGCTGGATACACTGCGACCGGAAACGGGCTATCTTTAGATGGAGACTCTTCTAATAGAAGCATCAGATTAAACACTGCTATCACAAATGGCAGTTGGCCCTTAGGTTGCTCAGGCTGGGTTAGATGTAATCAAACATCTGCTTATTGCGCTATCGACTGTGAACTGTAATAGGAGAAAAATATGGCATATAATATAATACAGTTTGAAGATAATATTACAATTCAACATAACACCGAATCAGAAAGTATCTCTTTTTTTAGAAATATGGATAATAGATATTATGTTCAGTTTATTGTAGATATTGCTCTAGAAAATGATACGCTTGATGGAGACACTCCTGAGTGGGTAGAAGAAGACATTGCAACTTGGCAATTAGATAGATATACCAAAGCTACAGATAGATTATCTAAGTTTATTGTTGCTGATGGTATTGAAGAAGTTACTGAAGAAGTTGTTATAGGACAAGAGTTCAATGATGAAGCAGGTGATATGGTAGACGTAACAGAAACACGTATCGTATCAGATGCTATCGCTCCTGTACCCGCTACAGTTGAAATCACATCACATACAGGTAATATCGAAGATTCTACAACAACAAACACTATTGAGAATCCTCTTATCACACAAGATAACGCTGAACGTGCAGAAGCACAAGCGATTGTGGATGCAACACCTTCGGCTGTTGTGGACGCTTACAACGCTTTATAAATAGTAGAGTAATCTAACTATGGGATATAGAAATGGCACAGCCTACCACAAGACAAGAATTTAAAGAATGGTGCTTACGTAAACTAGGCAAGCCAGTCATTGAAGTTAACGTTGATCAGGATCAAGCAGATGATCGTATCGATGAGGCTTTGTCGTATTACTGGGACTATCACTTCGATGGTACAGAGAAGACGTTCCTAAAGCATCAGATTACAGCCGATGATAAGACAAATGGTTACATCACAGTACCTGAGAATATTATCGGTGCAGTTAATATATTTAACTTAGGCTCTAGTATTACAGCAAGCACAGGTATGTTTAATGTTCAGTATCAATTCGTATTGAATAACATACATGATTTCATCAATTATAACATGACACACTTCTTCATGTCAATGCAACACTTGCAATTTATGGAAGAAATCTTGGTCGGCAAACAGCCTATCAGATATAACAGACACATCAATAGATTACATATCGACACTGATTGGGGTTTGTTGACAGAAGGCGACTACATTGTAGCAGAGTGCTATAGTATCGTTGACCCAACAGTGTATGCAGATGTATATAAAGATCGATGGTTGCAGAACTATGCAACTGCTAAAATTAAATTTCAGTGGGGTTCAAACCTTACAAAGTTTGTAGGCATGTCACTACCTGGTAATGTTCAGTTTAACGGTGAACAAATTCTTGCAGACGCTAGGGAGGAAATTCAAAGGCTTGAAGAAGAGATGATTTCTTCTTACTCATTGCCAGTTGTAGACATGATTGGATAATTGACTTATGGCTAAGAATTTCTACTTTGAAAACTACTCTAACTCAATGGAGCAAGAACTCATAGAGGATCTTGTCATTGAGTCTATTCGTATCTATGGTGTAGACACTTGGTACGTTCCTAGAACACTGGGAGCAAAAGACGATCTATTAAACGAAGACGATTTACCACAATACAACGATGCGTACATGGTAGAAATGTATGTGAAGAACATCGATGGCTTTGAAGGTGAAGGCGACTTCTTATCTAAGTTTGGTCTACAGATACGTGATAGCATGACACTGACTATCGCTATACGCTCATTCAATCAAGAAGTTGCAGTACACTCAGAGCAAATTCGCCCATTCGAAGGCGACATCATTTACATGCCTTTGAACCGCAAGTTCTTCAAAGTCATGCACGTAGAGCATGAAGCAATCTTTTATCAAATGGGTAATCTACAGACATACGATTTGCGCTGTGAATTACTCGAATACAGTGGCGAAGTCTTCAGCACTGGTCAGGAGTTCATTGATGATTACTTCTCAGAGTATCAACTTACTGTATCACCAGATACAACTACTTACACGGTACGAGTTGACGATAAGACAGCTACTAACCCTTATAGTTCTCAAGGGTCAAGTCAAGCATACTTTATAGGTGCAGACGAAGCGCCATATCTAAACTTATATGCTGGGTCTACATACGTCTTTGATCAGAGTGATGCATCGAATTTAAACAATCAGTTAGAAATACATTCGACAATTGTGCCATCTGAAGGTTCACTAGCATCTACGACATACTCAGGAACTGCTGGTGTTGCTAATAATGATCCTTCTGTAGTTGTTGGACTTACTTGGACGCCTGCAACTGCTGGTTCTTATTACTATATACAGTCTGGTGTTGGTAACGAATACATGGGTAGAGAGATTATCGTCTACGCAGACAAACTAGAGAACGTTGACACATACGATGCTGTAGCAGATAATAATGAAATTGAAACGATTGCTGATAATATTTTAGACTTCTCTGAGAGCAATCCATTTGGAGAGGATAACTTCTAATGTTTGGTAATCATTTTTATAACGAAACAACACGCAGATATATTGCTGTCTTTGGTACTCTATTCAATGACATCATTATCCGCAGAAAAGACAACACAGGCGCTCTGAAGCTGTCTCAGAAGGTCCCAATTAACTATGCACCTATGCAGAAGTTACTTGCAAGACTAGAGGCAGATAACGACTTGCGTTCACCTGCTATTACATTACCAAGAATGTCTTTTGAGATAACTGGTATGACGTTCAATCCAGAGCGCAAAATAGGTGGGCTACAGAAGTATGTCAAGGGTAATGCGACTACAGACAACGTTTTATCTTCACAGTATACACCTGCGCCATATGATTTAAATCTTCAGTTAAACATCATGACGAAGTATAACGAAGACGGTACAAAGATTTTAGAGCAAATTCTACCATACTTTCAGCCAGAATATACACCGACTGTTAAGATACTTGATGACATGGAATTGTACTTAGACATTCCTATCGTACTTAATAGTGTAACACAAGAAGATGTTTACGAAGGTAATTTCGAAGAGAGACGTTCACTAATCTGGACGCTTGACTTTACGATGAAGGCGTTTTACTTTGGTCCAACATCAAATCGTAAAATTATTAAGTTTGCTGAAGCATCTGTATTCGCTCCAATGGAAGCAACACAAGCCGAAGAAAAAGTTACTGTTCAACCAGGGCTTACTGCAAATGGAACTCCAACCGACTCTGCTGACAATACCGTAGATTATAATGACATAAATATTGATGATGACTGGGCGTTTATTGTTCAAGTAGAGGATGCGTAATGGATGATGAGATTGGTAAGTCTCTTGGATTAGAACCTATGAAACCACCACTACAAGGTGAAGTCATAAAGCATGAACCAAAACAAGAGATAGTAGTAGAACAAGATGATAGAAGTGAGCGTGATTACGATTACGCTAGAACTAACTTCTATAATGTTATTGAAAAAGGTACTCAAGCACTTGAGGATATGCTAGATGTAGCAAAAGCATCTGAGCATCCTAGAGCATATGAAGTCGTTTCTACATTGATGAAGACGCTAGTAGATGCGAACAAAGACTTAGTGTCTATGGGTGACAAGAAAGTGAAAGCAGAAGAAGCAGAAGAAAGTAAACCAGTAACAAACAATAATTTGTTTGTAGGATCAACTGCTGAACTTCAGCAACTATTAAAAGATATGAAGAATGACAACGCTTGATGAAAGTAACATAAAGGGTTACAACGGTAATGTAAATATCAAGCGCAAAGGTATGACCATTGAGTTTGATCAAGAGATGGTTACCGAGTTTGTTAAATGTGCTAAAGATCCCACTTACTTCTCCGAAAAGTATATTAAAATCGTACATGTTGATCATGGGTTAATTCCTATTAAGATGTATGATTATCAGAAAGATATTATCGAGGCTATCACGCACAACAGGCGTGTGACAGTAAACACATCTCGACAAGCAGGTAAAACAACTACAGCCGTGGCAGTAATTCTACATTATGTACTATTCAATGATTATAAGACTGTTGCACTATTAGCGAACAAGGGCGATGCCGCCCGTGAAATACTTGATAGGATTAAGATAGCGTATGAAGCACTCCCAAAGTGGATGCAACAAGGGGTCATTGAATGGAACAAAGGTTCCGTTGAATTCGAGAACGGATGTAAGATCATTGCAGGTGCTACTTCTTCTAGTGCTATTCGAGGTAAGTCTATCTCATTTCTATACATTGACGAAACAGCCTTTGTCGAGAACTGGGATGAATTTTTTGCTTCAGTCTTCCCTACGATATCATCAGGTAATACAACAAAGATACTTTTCACCTCTACACCAAATGGTTTAAATCATTTTTATAAAACGTGTGAAGGTGCAAAGGAAGGTCGTAATGGATACATCTTTATCGAAGTGCCTTGGCAAAGAGTGCCAGGTCGTGACGATAAGTGGAAAGACGAAACTCTAGCGGCGATGGATAATGACTATCAGAAGTTCTCGCAAGAGTTTGAATGTCAGTTTTTAGGGTCATCTGGTACTTTGATCGAAGGCTCTAAACTAAAATCTTTAGTATGGAAAGAACCTCTTGCGGAAGCAGAGAATATTAAAATACTTGAAGAACGAAAAGATGATCATACGTATGTATGTGTAGTAGACGTATCTAGAGGAAAAGGTCTGGACTATTCAGCATTTCAAATAATAGATGTGACTAGTATGCCTTATAAACAAGTTTGCGTATACAGAGATAACATGATCACACCAATAGATTATGCGGAAATAATATATAGAACTACAAAGCAATATAATGATGCATATACATTAATTGAGATTAATGACATAGGTGAACAAGTATCTGAGATTTTACACTATGAATTCGAAGTCGAAACTCTTATGCACACAGAATCAGCAGGCAGAGCAGGTAAAAGGATTTCAGGTGGGTTTGGTAAGTCTACCGATAAAGGTATTAGAACCACAAAATCTGTAAAGTCAATAGGCTGTAACATGCTAAAAATGCTCATTGAGCAAGATCAAATTTTAATTAATGATTACGATACGATACGAGAACTATCTACGTTTTCACGTAGAGGCAACTCTTACGAAGCGGAATCGGGTAACCATGATGATCTAGTCATGTGTTTAGTATTATTTGCTTGGCTATCAGACCAAACTTTCTTTAGAGAGATTACTGATATCAATACAATGAATAAACTAAAGCAAAGAAATGAAGATGAAATGTTGGAGAGTTTACTACCAGTAGGCTTCAATAACATGCACGAAGAGGACTCCGAGCTTATGGGAGAAAGGGATTTCAGAAACTGGTTCAATTACTAGAGATGAGTTTTTTATAAATATAACGACAAAGATCAAAGATTTGAAATCTATAAATCATAATAGACAAGGAGAAATGAGATGGCTTTTCAATTAAGTCCAGGAGTTAACGTTAGCGAGATCGATCTAACAACAGTTGTACCAGCAGTGGCTACAACTGAAGGTGCTATCGCTGGCGTATTTCGTTGGGGACCAACCGACGAACCCGTTCTAATCGGCTCTGAAATTGACCTAGTAAACCGTTTTGGCAAACCTTTCGCCAACACAACTTGGTCGAATGCAGAAACCTTTTTTACAGCGGCGAATTTTTTATCATACAGTGATGCATTGTATGTTCAGCGTGTACACGAAAATGGTGCAAAAGCGGCTAGTACAAACTTCGAAGGCGCTTACGAAGGCGCACTAGGAAATGATATCGAAGTTGCATGGTGTGACAACGCAGGCTTTGCACCCGTCACAGTAAACGAAACATTGAACATTCCAGCATCAAGCACAATCGGTACTATCACTGAAAACGATACAACACCCTCACACGATGTCGAGGTGGGTGACTCAGTAATTGTCGCAGGGCAAGAATTGGTCGTAACTGGTGTTGAAGATACCGCAAACAGTACACATACTGTTGCGACAATTAACTTTGACAGAAAGTTTGTTGGAACTGCGGCTCATTCCG